GTCAATTGCTTCGGACCTGAATGGCGCGAGCTGTATAGCAGCGTCACCAAGTTTGGCGAAGATAGACTCGTAGGTGGTGATTACGGGAAATATGATCAGAAGGTTCCTTCACAATTGGTTCTAGCCGCATTGCGCGTCTTAATTGATTTTGGCAAGCAGGCTGGATATTGTGATAGGGATTTGAGAATCATGGAAGCTATGAGCGCCGATATTGCTTTTGCAAAGATTGCGTTTAATGGCTCCTTGATTGGTTTGACGGAGGGAACCCACATCAGTGGTAATTCCCTAACAGCTGTATTGAATGGTATTATGGGTAGTTTGAATGCCCGTGTATACTATTTCAGTAATCCCAAGATCAAATTTGATTCTTTTCGTGATGCAGTGAGTTTCATGACATACGGAGATGATAATGTTGGATCAGTAAATCCCAAGTGTGATACATTCACTATCAAGGGTATGTCTGAGTTCTTGGGTGAGCATGGACAGGTGTATACCATGCCAGACAAAGAAAGTGAGTTGGTTGATTTTCTACCAGTGGAGGAATTTGAATTTCTGAAGCGCGTTAATGTGTACATTCCAGAAATTGGATGTAATGTTGGTGCACTTTTGGAGAAGTCCATTTTCAAATCTTTACATTGCTTTATGCGAGGAAGAAAATCACCCCTTACTGAGGAGGAAGCAAGTGCTCAGAACATCGATACAGCCTTGCGAGAGTTCTTTAATCATGGCCGCGAGGTTTATGAGAGAAGACGGTGTGAGCTGAAGGAGGTTGCTGAGAATTGTGGAATTGATCATATGTGCACAAGATTGAGTGTCGCATTTGATGATCACGTTGCGGAATGGCGTGAGAAATACTATGGGGAGAGAATGGAAAAAGCCGAGATTAGGTTTGGAAGACAGTCAGGTGTAGAACGTGATTTGTATGCTGAAACTGCACATTCCATACCAATGAAGTTGATTGGCAAGAATATTCCATTTGTTGATACCACCTTTGGTGAGATAGACATGCTATTTGAAAAGACAGTCAATGGCAAGTCATACATCTTGGTGGTTGAAGTCAAGCATTCCCTAAAGAAGACAGCAAAAGCGAAGGGCATCTCTCAATTATTGAAGTCAGTTAGAGCGTTGCGCTCAATGCGACCAGATGCTTCTTTTAGTGGATTGCTCGTAACCATGAAAAATGACTATCTTGTGGTGAAAACTCACAAGGATCACGAACAATGGTTTAGTATTTTCCGCAGACAAAGCTCAAAGACATTGATTCTATCGCAAGATGAACCATTGTTATATATTTGAGCGTATTATAGCCTAACTCAGGCTTTAAACGAGTGCCAGTAAGGAATCTGAGGCTAAGCAAAATTCCATTCATGTAATTGGATACCATATGTGATAGATTTGTGTTTCTGTTATCGTGTATAGGCTTTGCATGTTTATTTGGATATTGTCATGTCGGACTCTAAATCCATTAGATGCACACCTCGGTTTCGTATGATTGGAACGGAGCACGAGTTTAAATAAAGCCAATCGGTCAAAATTGTAATAGTAAATGTACAGTAGAAATCTGCCAGGACGCTCAGGCAGATGTTGCTTTAGGGCAAAATGCGTCCACAACAGCAAGCACTTCTGAAAGGGTGCTATCCGGTGAAAGACCGGTGGAAAAGACTGGAAAAGACTTCAAAACTGCGTTGGAAATCATCCAAGAAGATGCAGGGCCAATTGACGTAGATGAATGTTCATTATGGCATGGCATTGCAAAACATGCCGAAGTACTTTCCAATAGTGGAAACGACTTGAGTAAATTCGAGAAGCAATCTGGAATAGTAGATGACACTTCAGTCATGAAGATGTCAACGAAAAATGATTACGAGAATGTTCAGTTCAGAGATCAGATGCCTGCTTATGCTGTGCAACTGGACAATGAAATGGATCCAACTCGTAAACTACAGGATTCCGGAGATGCGACTCTTGATAATTTCTTCAGTCGACCAATTAAGATTCATGAGGAAGAATGGGGCACTGGGACCACTTTGGCTTTTGATATTGATCCGTGGGCATTGTATTTTAACAACCCACGAGTAATCAATCGTATTGCCAATTATAACCTTTTGAGAGCTAAGTTGAATGTCAAAGTAGTAATCAATGGTAATGGTTTCCAGTATGGCCGAGCATTGTGTGCGTACCAACCACTCAATAGCTTTGATCAATTGTCAACTCATTCCGCTCTTGTGAGCTCAGATTTGGTACAAACATCGCAGTTACCTAAGATTTTCTTGGATCCAACCACTTCCACTGGTGGTGAAATGGAACTGCCGTTCTTTTGGTTTGAAAATTACCTCAACATCACGAGTGCTGATTGGCAACTCATGGGGCAATTGTTCTTCAGGTCATTGAACACACTCAAGCATGCAAATGGTGCCACTGACCAGGTCACCATTTCTGTCTTTGCTTGGGCATCGGATGTAAGTATGTCGGTACTGACATCTGAAAATCCCACAACTCTGACGCCTCAGTCAGGTGTGGAGACAGAAACTGATGAAGCAAATAGGAAAGGAGTTATCTCTAAGCCTGCTTCAGCCGTCGCAAAAGTTTCAAATGCGTTGGCGACTATTCCGGCAATCCGTCCTTATGCTCTTGCTACAGCTGCAGCGGCTAATACCGTTTCTAACATCGCAAAGCAATTTGGATACTGTCGACCTCCAGTGACGAAGAATCCTGAACCATTTAGGAACTTCCCGACGTCACACCTTGCTGCAACAAATGTGCCAGATACTGCACTCAAATTGTCAGTTGATGACAAACAAGAGTTGAGTATAGATCCGCGTATAGTTGGTTTGGACGGAGTTGATCCATTGTCCATTAAGGAGATCGCGAAGAGAGAGAG